ATTAAGTCCTTTTCGGATATCATACGCCCACCGCCTTACATCTGCTCCATCTTCTGTATAAACCGCTTAAATTCCATCTTGGTGCGCTCGTCTGGTGCATCTTCCATCATATCCCTTAACTGGTCTACCATATCGCCTGCATCCATCATATAACGCCCCTCGGACGAATAACGACCACGGGAATCACGTCTTGCGTTTCTGCCACGTGCGTACATATAACGATTTCCACGGTTGCCACCTCTTTCACGGGAATACTCGTAAGCGTAGGATTCGCCGTCCATCATTTCATCGCCCTTAAGCAAGTTCTTTTTGGTATGCGCAAGTAAATCTACGTATTGCATTTCTGCCATAGACAGCTTGCCTTTTTCTGCTTTCTTTTCATATTCTGCAAGTTCATCGCAGATATAATCTATAAGTTTATCCATTTTTGCGCCCTCCTTACGCTATCCGTGATACGGTCACATTTGCATTCTGTACAAGGATTGCAGGTGCAGGTGTTGTAGCATCTGCGCCCTCGGATGTATTCTCTACGGATACATTAAAGCAACATCCTTTAGGTACATTGATAATCGCCGTACTGGTTACGTTGAAAAAGTTTTCCTGCGTAGGGGGATTTAAAGCCGTATCCGCAGGGGTTACAATCGCCCTGCTTGTTAAGATGGGTTCGCCATCAAGGGCAAGTGCCACGCTTATTGGCGCAGGTGCTGTACCGCCATCGGGGATGGCAATATTGCCGTTAAAGGTTACTTGATATCGTGCAAAGCAAGCATTCGGACAGTTCACAATGCCACGCAAAGTTATAATGCCACTACCGTTTCTGTGGTATACATATCCCTTGTTGCATCCGATACTCGTGTTCAAGGTTACAACTTGATTCGGTAATACGGTCTGCACCTCGTTTTTAATAAACTCTGCCATAATTACACCTCCTTAAAAAGAGCCGTTGCATCCGCATCCGCACCCGTTATTTCCGTTGCAAGTAAATATCGGGGTCTGTCCGTATACGGGCATAGCAGGGATAGGGCAAGAACGGAGTTCCTGCACCAGCTGATTAGCCGTTGTCGCATCGCTCTGGCGAAGTAATGCGGTCTGCACATCCTGCGATGCCTGCCCTCTTGCATACATAAGCTCACTACGAAGCTGTGCGATGGTATCATTCTTTGCATCCAGTTCAAGGGAGCAAAGCTTATCAAGGATAGCCTGTGTTCCACGGGTCTGTGAATCGATGATATCCCTTGTGTTATTTGCATCCGCAAACCTTGTAGCATTGCCCTCATTCTGAACAATGTTCTGTGTCTGGCAAGTTGCAAGGCGATTGTCACAGCAACACTGTGCAAGCTGTCCCTGTACTGCGTTGAAGCCCTGTGCCATAGCGGTCTGACCTGCAAAAGCGGTCTGCATATCGGCAATCTGTCTTGCGTTTGCACTCTGCTCGATACCTGCAAAGCCGTTGCAAAGCTGTGTTGCAATTCCGTTGATGTCACTACGGATACCGTTAATGCCATCGTTGAGCATTGCATCTCTGAACCCATTATTGGTGTTGGCGTTAATGTTCTGCTGTCCTGTGAGTAACCAAGGGAAATCATATCCGAGCATCATGTTACCGTATCCTCCCATTCCTCCCCACATTCCGTTTCCGCAAAGCAGAAAAAGAAGCAGAATCCACCAACCATCGCCACCGAATCCGTTACCGAATCCACTACCTCCAGTCGGGGCTACAGGCATTACCATTGTGCTTTCATCTGTTAAAGCCATTTTGTTTTCCTCCTATATTTTTTGTAGGTTAGGGGCTACCCTCTTAAGCGGATAGTCCGTTTATTAAGGTGTGCGCACACTCTTAATATCTTGTGATTTTTTATCAATTTCTAAAGATTTTTTTCACGATTGCAAAGTTATATCCCAAACATATTTTTGATCTGATTTGCCATTTTTACGGCATTGTCATACTGGGATTGCGATACCTTACCCGAATTAAGCAGATTCTGCACCTGCTCTTTTGCATCACCTTTGAAATTCTGCCGAAACTGATTAAAGGCGTTAAAGAAATTATTGGGTTGATTATTCATCTGCTGATAAAGTGGGTTCATGCTTTCATTTCCTCCTTTACCATATCAATTATTTCGCCCTTTAAGGCGGTCAAATCATCCTTGGTGGCATATTCTACCGATTGTGCATTTGAGGGGGCTTGTACGGGCGTATTCGGGCTTTCGGGTTGTCTTATAGTATAATCGAGTATCTTCATACTCGGCATACCCGATGCATCCGCAGATTTCAAGTAAATGACCTGCGCTTCGCTATCCCATAACTGTACTGTCGTGTTAGGCGATACAAGGTATGATTTCGCTCCTGCAATACCCTGCACCCATATTATGTTATTCTGAATCGGCTGTTGCGCAGGTGGTGTTTGAAAGTTCGGTGTGCTTGGTGTCCACTGTGGATACCCAAGGAAATTATTATTAAAGCCCATATTATTCCTCCTTTTTCCATACATAGGCGATGGTTTCATCGCCCGAATCCCAAGAATCGAAGTAATTTCCAGAATCTATACAAACTACGTGTATACCCGTGCCTGCTACATAAGTGCCGTGTGGATGGTCTTTTGCAAACTCATACACTGTGTAACAATCTGGGCAATCCGTAGGTATATCCATCCTTGTAAAACCGTTTTGCCGTAATACCGATGCGATAACATTATTGGCGTTCGGCATATCCCCCATCGCCAGACCATTCATAGCAAGTTTTATATAAGCCGTTTCCCACGGTATATTTAATGCTTTAGATATTGCCCTTACAGCGCAATCGCCTACCCTATGCACGGATGCAGGATTCGGATTGTAAGAAATAAACATAGGTATCTTCCTCCACAGATTTTACAAAATCATCAAGCCCCACATATCCAAAGTTCTTTTGCATATCGTGGGCTGTCCTTGTCGCCTCACTTGCGCTATATCCGCAACGCTGTAACCTTTGTATGTAATTGTTGATTCTATCGCTGATTTCCATACTTTGATGATACAGAAAAATAGAAGATGGAAAAATGAAAGAAAACTGCAATTTTAATGCAATAAAAAAAGGTAGCCGAAAGCTACCTAAAAATGATATTCTCGCATCGGTAAACGATGTTATATATTGTTCTTACTGAAAAGCCCGTTACCTCGGCTATTTGTTCAAACGTTAGCCCTTCAAGTAACCTCTTGCGCATTACATCCCTATCCCTTGCGGAATGTTTACCCACAATGCGCTGATTTATCGCCGTTTCAATATCGGAATATTCCCAATTCGGTATAGTATGCTTCATTTCTTTTTTACACGCCCCGTGCCGTGGCAAGTAGGGCACTTTTTATAGCCAGTATTGCCACCAGTTTTACGCCTGCGGTATTTAGTTACCGTCTGCCTTGCTTTCGCCATAATTTACACTCCCAGTACCATTAAATATCACGTTGCTATCTTCTTCCCATTCTGCCTCTTGTTCTATCTTAACAACATCCTCGTACTGGCTTTCATAAATAAGCCATCCCACGTTGCTACCGACTAAAAACACGGCAAGGATGATACATAATATCCAAAGCCTGCGGATGGTCTTGTTATATAATATAGTGATTGCATCGTATGCGTAATAGGGTATAGTCTTTTCTTCCATAGTTGCCTCTTATGCAAAACCCCTGCTCAAAGGGGCAAGGGTTTTACGGAGAAAAATGAACATTGTATATAATCTGCAAGGGGGTATATATGTAGTATATCAAGCCTTGTTCTTGCCGTCAAGCCTGCGGATGTACCCGATGTTGCTTATGCCTAAAATCGCACCCAAAAAGGCGTTTACGGCAACTATTGTGGCACTTATTTCATCCCCATAAGGTAATCCCCATATCTGAAATATAGTCCTTATAAGAATTGCCAATGCAGGCAAAAATAACATTGCCACCCACTTCAAAATATCAAAAATCTTATTTGGTATCACCATAGCATCCTCCTATTTATCGTTAAGGCGTAACCAAGGAATCGAACCTTGTGCAGAATCATCAAGCCCTGCAATACCCATATCCTACACCTATTTGAACAGCAACCCACGTTCTAAAGGAGATTTCCTCCTATATTTATTTTTGTGTTTGAAGGGCACATAAGGGGCTGTTTAAATCATTGTAAACCAAGTGAACGGGCTATAAATCCTATCGCAATAGACAATATTGCTGTAATAGCATAAGACAGCACCTTTTGCCACATCTGACCATCCCTCGATTCAAGCACTTGTAAACGCTGTCCTTGCTCTGATTGCTCGGTTGCCATGTGTTCCATACTGGTAGCAAGCCTTTCTATGGATTTAGTCATTTCCTCAATCTGGGTTATAATGTGTTCCATAGTCGCTATACGTGTTTCGTGATTTTCAAGTCTTTTACTTGTTTCAAGTATAAAGCTGTCGTTAAAATCGGGATTCATCTGCCTGCCCTCAATTCAATAATTCCGCCCACGTCTTCACCCCGATTATACCATCTTGCTCAAGGTTGTGCAATGCTTGGAAAGCGATTGTTTTCTTTTTGGTGTCGCTACCGAAAACACCATCATCCTTTATGCCTAATCTGCGCTGTGCAATCCTTACACGCTCACCGACCGAACCGATGCGGATAGTTTTAAGGAATGTGGATACGCCTACCTGCTTGCCATTTGTTACCTGCCATTTTGATGGGTTAGGTCTTGTGTCAATGTGGGTAAATCCTGCATACAAGCCTATGCCACCCATTCCCATTGCCTCGGCGCACATTGCTATCTCTAACGGTGATGTGCCACGTACAACGGTATCGGATGCCTTGCCTAAAAGGTGCTGTGAACCGCTTGCACCGCCCTCGTGTTTATTCCAATAAGGTGTTCTGTATGCGCTTGTAATAGTCGTTACACCGTACTTATCACGGATGCGCTGTAAATACCTTACAAGGTTGCCGTCAATAAGGATTTCGTCTACGCCTGCGGGGTCGTGACACGCAAACTCTTTTACCTTGAAATTTGATACCCTGCCATCGATGGTAAAAAAGCACTCGCCATGTTTTGCTTTTGAATACCTTACAACGCCATCGGATACCTCGATATAATCATAGTTTGAAAGCGGTATTACCCCACTATCGGTATCGGGTATAATGTTATCAAGATGGTTAAGCCCTGCACCTCTTATAATGGTTTTATAGTCCTTATATACCCACGATGCATCTACCCTATCTTGACTACTGGATATCCCGTGCGCTGTACCGCTTTCAGATGATGTGTATTGCCACATACCATAAGGCTTGTTGTAGGTGCATCTTTCGTAATACTGGGCTACCCATTTATCATAATTGGCAATGATATCATAATCAAATTTGCCAGTAAACCACGATTTGCTTGCATAGATGCCACAGTAATATCCTGCATCCTGCATCCTGCTACACCATTTGGCAATCAATTCAGATCGTACAGTATTGGATAGGTTCATCCATTCGGGGTTATTTGGTTCACCCTCGCAATCAACCCAGATAGGCAATTCAATCTTTTTATCATTGATTTGAAAAAGCACCCAATCGGTTTCTTTTGTTACCATCGCCTCATTCGTTGCCTGCGTTAGATAATACACGCCTATCGGTACGCCTGCTTCGTGGTATGCCTTATAAAATTCATCGAATTTCTTATCAAGCGTGGGGGTCTTGCTACCCCATCCCGTATATCCTACCCTTAATATAATACCGTCTGCATTAAGGGCTTTAGGATTTACCGACGATTGAAAATGCGATATATCGATAAATTGTAGTGCCATATATTACCTCGCTTTCCGTTGATATTCTGATATGTCAATGCCGTTCATCCGTCTGCTCCTTTATTCAAGGCTTGTTTAATAAATGCTTGCAAATCGGATTTCTGCATATTGTTTTTTGCAGACTCTTCTTCAAGCCATTTGCCGAAATCTTCTAATATGGATATGGCTTTTAAAGTATAGTCGCTCATTATATCTTTAAAGTCTTTGTCAACGTCAATTATTATTTTCATTTGTCTGGTTCTAATTTAATCGCCAATCGCCTATCGGAATGGGTTTTATGGTTTCTCTCTTTACTCCGTATGCTTCGCAATCGTCAATACCGTACTTTGCTTTGATAGTCTGAATCGCAAACACGATTCCTTGTCCACAATCGTTAGGCTCGACAGCTTTTTCAAGTTCTTCGATTATTTCCTTTACTTCTTCTGGCATCTGTCTGCTCCTTTTGACTATTTCAGCAACTTCATCATCAGACAACCCCGATGTGAGCCAATCATTATCTTCGGGTAAATCTTCAATTGGTATAGCTCCCTCTCTTGCTTTTTTCTTTATTTCTTCTATCATTTCGGGATTGAATATATTATAGAACCAAGGTAATTCACTCATAGGCTTTTCCTCAATAACAATAATAGGGCATATCTGCTTTATGTAGTTTTCTCTATCCTCTTCCGTGAAATTATCGGACAAAGCCCATGTATTTCTGCATAAATGACCGCTCGCTTGGCAAACGTCATTCTGATAGTTATACATAGGGTATTCAGCGCAATATTTGGGTTTTTCTATGTTTAAAGCTATCATATCTTCCTCTTTCTGCAATCCATAAAACAGATTAAATTACCATTGTCGCCACCTTTTTATATATACCTTTTCAACCTTCTTGCGGATTTCCCTGAATATTTAATCCATAGGCGGGGAATCGAACTCTGCAAGGATTCCTCTCCGTGTCTAATCTTTTATGCTTCTACATAAGTGCCGATAGTGTCTCTCTTCTCTTCTCCACCATAGGAATTGAGAATACGGATGTCTGCGTAGGTGTGATTGTTCGGCTCTATTCCGAGAGAATTAACGATTTCAGCGCACCTTGTATAAAACTTGGTTAAAGCTGACTCAAGGTCATTGTGCTTTGTGGGCTGACTTGCGTACTCGGAAAGATTTCCGTCCTTGTCATAAATCTGCTCGATTGCTACTACATAATACTTCATTGTTGTTATCCTCCTTTAATCGTTGTGAATGAGTCCTAATATTCTGAATGGCATCAATTCATCATTCGCTGTTGATGATGTAGGTGCCGAATTATAAGAATTTAAAACTCTATTTGTGCAATCTGTAAGTACAACAGATAACATATTCCCCGTTTGTGATGCAGTAACAAGTCTATATAACTCTCCAATTTTCCCTGCCCCCGTCATGTAGACATATGAGACTCGTGCATCTCTGCCAATTTCTACAATTATTGTACCAAGTCCCCTATATGCTCCACCCGAAAGTTCTCCATAATCACATAAAATGGCATCAAAATTTTTATCAACAGTTATATTGATTGTCTGCCCTGCAAAATTAGAATCGGGATTTGGATTCTCCCACAATTCCACAAATCCGTGTTGTGCCCCACCATATCCATTTATCGGTTTTTTTCCTTTTGCGAAAAAATCTGCCATATTTCCGTCTACTAAAGGTGCATCAGTTACACGATAATAAGTATCATCGTTATCGTCTACTTCCTGCCAATCATCCCAATCTATGTCTACGAAATTCTGTACTTTTGTAACCTGTCCTTGTGCGTCATTTGTTACCTTTGCATCTGCAAACTGTAAATTCGGCTGTGTAGGCATAGCCGTGCCATCACCGTCTTTTATCGTGTGTCCGCTACTATCGATATTCACCACAGTTTTATCGTCTGTGCTATTATCGGTAACTGTAACGCCCGTGCCCTTAAACTGTAAATTGGTGCGCTGTGTCATACTTGAACCGCTTGGATTCTGTATGGTATGTCCACTACCGCCACCGCCACCGCCAGTTACATTTATAACGGTCTGGTCGTTTGCGCTATCATCGGATACGCTTACGCTACCCATAACCTTTAATTTGCTTCGCTGTGGCATTGATGTGCCCGATGGATTTACAATCTCGTGTCCACTTTTGGGTACGTCTGCCATTTCTAACTTGCCCTGCGAATTTAGCGTAGGCACTTGCCCTACTGTACCCGTGGCTTTTATCTGCGCTATGGTATAATCATTATTCGCAGGCACTACCGCACCCGTGCGCCCCTTAAATGATGTTACCTTGTCTGCATCCTCTAACGTGGATATACGGCTATCCTGCCCCTGCAACGCTTGGTCGTGCTGATATAGGGCATAGTCCATTTTATTTAGGTTGGTTTCGTTTATTGGGGATGCCGTGCTCGGTTCGTTTTCCCAGTTTATACGGCTTGTGTATGATGGTACATACGACATCTTTATTCCTCCTCTTGTGTGTATAGATACGTGTTAACGCCCTCTGTTATCTTATCACTCTTTGCCTCAAATGTATCTTTTAAAGCATCGATACCTTTTAATTTACGCCTAAAAATAAAGGTTTCAAAATCGCCGTGATGCGTTTCAAATGCAATTCTATCTCCGCATTCTTCCCACGGGATACCGATTGCCGTTGCCTTAAAAGGTGTGAAATATGTATTTGTGATTTCAAAAAACATATTTACCAGTACACGGGATACGTCAATCATTAAATCATAATCGTATTCCATATCCTCGGCGCAATAGTAAATATTATCGTCTATAACGTAAGTATTCGGCGCATTTGAGCCTACGTGTTCCCATACGGCTGATTTTACCTCGTTGCTTTCCTCGCTCTTTACTATCTGGATTTTACCGATACTTGCCACGGTGTAATTCTCTGCACGTAACGATATATATTTACCGCCTGCAAACAAATCATCTACGCCACTACGGGGGTACAAATCATCTGACGGGTATAATGTATCAGATGGATATAAACCTGCCTTATCGGGGTAAACAAAGCGTGGTAAACCAGTTGTCCTATCAAGCCCAAAAAAGCACCCACACATTTCAAGGATTGACCGCACCACATCCCTGCCCGTTGCGCTTGAGTCTATCGGAAATATCTCACGTGACATATAGTTGTAGTACATCAATCTTTCTGCGCCGTTGGTTAGCCTTACATAATCGGTTATTTTGTAAAGCTGTACGCTGTTTATAAGTTGCCACGTAGAAAATACCGAACCGCTACCATTTTCAAGCCTACATAAAGCAGGAATGCGGATAACCAAACTGGTACAGTTTGCGGATACCATAAACGCATCGCCACGGTCTACAAGATATCTATGCTTCATTCCGATACTGTTGGTTTCTTCTACAAGGATATCACCCTTACCAAATCCCCTGCCAAGTGCATCAACTTGCTGTGTATAATTCGGCATATAATTTTCAATAATATATTCATCTGTGAGTGGCTGATTATTTGCATCAAGGGCATTTACATACGTTGCAAAATATCTTGCGCTCGTATCGGGGTTAGATACGGTTATTTGCGTGTAATACAGCTTATAATAATAATTTGTCTGTACCGACCATTTTATCCACGTATCAAGATTTACGCTGTATCCGTGTTCTGCCACCTTTTCGCAACTATATTTTTCTGCCCCATCAATACCGAAAAACTTTAAGGCATTAAATACCGATGAATATAATTGTCTTGCATACTCAAAACCCCTGCCCGTATAAGTACCGTCTTCGGTTTCGGTATTTACCCCATACATATAAATCGTATTCCAATCCGTTGCCTTGTTTTCAAGGTTAGTGATTTTGGAATATGCCGTGATGCTCTTTTTCTCTAAAACACCCTCATACTGTACGTTAATGCTATGCACGACAAAAACCCCTAACGGGATTGTGCTGTTTTCCACACCATCAAGCCACATTTCGGGGTATATTAAATCGCCCACCTCTATGCCGTTATAGTCTACTACGGTAAACTCGCATACAGATGCTTCGCAAAGCCCATATTTCAAGTTATCCTTGGATGATAGTGATTCGGTAATATTAAAGGATTCCTCTTCAAAATCGCCCTTTTCGATATAGTTAAAATTGTAGGGTTCGGGGTCAAAATCGGGGATATCTTTTAACAATACTATATTGTCCACATTGTACGCACTTGGGTTACTATAAAGGATTCTGTATTGCCCTAAACTCATACCCTCGTAAAATGTTTCCGCAGGCAATAATGATAAATCATAGCAATCAAGATACAGCGCAAGCACCCTGCTCAATCCATTAGGCAGATAAAAATTAAGCTGTACATTTTCATACTGTCCTATCTCCAATTTATAAATGCTTGCATCGGGTATGGGATAATATAGGTTTTTACTGTTACCCAATCCATCTACATACGAAAATACCCATTTAGGGTCTTGCTTAAGGTATTCCGTGTGCATATCCCTTAAATTGATTATAAAAGAGATAAATAGATTCGTTGATGCACTTATGGCTTGTATATCTGTACTATACATCGTGCCAAACGCATAATAATTGGCACTATAATATCTCATAGTTGCCTGCGTTCCCATTACCCCAGTTTGATATATTACGTGGTTTACGGGTAAGCCCATATTGATATTTGATATTTCGGATATATCTTTTTTTGCATAAGCAATACGCAGATTTTTAGGCGTGGAATCCTTTATGTATTTGCTTTTTGCTTCTTCGGATATAGGTATCATTGTTCCTCAATCTCCACGTGTAACTTATATTTTGTCACAGTATTGCTTATGGTCTTGCGATATTCCAATGTAGTAGTGCAATATGCCTGCACCTCTACATCATCGTTTATATCGCCTCCCACATACACCGTGATGGTTAATAAACCATCATCGGTGTTTTCCTCAATTAAGGTTATTAAAGCATCATATTCGGCACTTGAAAAGCAAAAGATATCAAAGCTACCCTGCACCCTGCGCCGATATACGTGCTTATGCTTTCGGTGCATCCCATCTATCCACTCGTTATATTCGGGCACGGATTCCATTTTGTAGCTTGATTCGTTTAAATACTGTGATATATCAGTTCCGTTTATTGATACCAAATGTGGGTACATATATGCTCCTTATGCGTATCCAGTTGCTTTTCTGAATACCTTTTCACGTTCCTTTACGATATCAAAAATGCCATCAAAATCGGGGCTAATCTTTACCGCCTCTTTATCGACAAGCTGTGTAAGCAGGTCTATTATCCTTGCGGTATCGCCACCGAATGCACCGCCTGCATTCATTGTAGCATTTTTAGGCTCGTTTGTCACGTTAACAATCTGCTCGCCAAAATCGAAACTCTTTGCAATCTGGTCGGTTACCAAATCGGTATTATCCTTTATACCCTCGGAAAACAGTTTCATCATATCGGGAGCGTATGTGTGGAAGTTGGACAACGGTCCATCTTTAGGCTCGGAAAAACCAAGGAAGTCTTTTACCTTGCCTGCTACATTTTTCACAGTATCTACCACGGCTTGAATCTTGGATTTAATACCATTTACAAAGTTGAGTATCAAATCTACGCCCCACTTTGTAGCATTGTAGGACATTTCGGTAAATTTATTTTTAAGCGCATTCCAGATATTACGCACGGCATTTGCGATAGTTGAGCCGACATTTCCGAGACCGTTTGCAAGGCTTACAAGCAAATCTTTTCCCGCTTGCTTTATCTGTGGCGCATTGTCCTTAAATCCCTGCACGATACCTTTTATGATTTCGGGCACGGCTTTTACAATCTCTATCACAATCTGCGGAAGTGCCGTAATCAGACTTATAAAAAGCTGAATTCCTGCGGAAACAAGCTGTGGAATGGCTGATAATAAAGCTGTGATAACACCTGTTATTATTAGTGGCAGGGCTTTTACGATTTGCTCCATTATGTTGGGAAATTCACGAACCAGAGCAAGCACGATATCAATAACGGCTGTTATTATTTGAGGGATTGCCCCAACTATAAAATTCACCACGCCCATAATTATATCGGGCAGGGCTGAAATCAGCATAGGCAAGCCATCTGTCAGCAATGAATCGACCAAAGCTTCCACCAAACCAAGCAAACTGCTCAAAATTTCGGGCAAGTGGTCTAAAAGTCTGCTAACGAGCTGTATCACGGCATCCAGAAGTTTCGGCAAAAGCTCTGGCAAGTTTTCGCTCAATGAATCCAAAACGGTTGTTATTATTTCGCTCGCCGTGTCAATCAAATCTGGCAGGGCTTCGGTTAGACCGATTGCCAGTTCTTTCATTACAGAAATTCCAGATTTTAGGATATCTGGTGCATTTGTAACGATTGAATTTCCCAGATTCATTATAATTTCTGCGCCTACGTTCATAAACTGGGGTAATTTTTCGGTAACGGTAGTTATGATATTATCAATACCGCTTGATATCTGCTCCGCACCGCTTTCGTAGTCGCCTGCGAACAAATCGGTCAAGCCACCCATAACGGTTGTTATGCTCGGCAGGAAATCCGATAGCATATTCCTTGACAAACTCTGCTGTGCTGTCTGCATATCCTGCAACTGGTCTTGGAATCCTGCCGCCGCTTTTACCGCTTCATCCGATAACACACCGCCTAATTCGTGTACACGGTCTTTCATTGCCTGTGTATCCTCGGCAGATGTGTTTAAAAGTGCGCCTAATTCCGTTGCGCCACGCCCTAAAAGCTGTCCTGCAATGTAAGTACGCTCTGTGCCCTCTTCCATATTCTGCAAGCCAGTTATAACGGATGAAAAGATATCCTCCTGCGACATTGTTGCAAGCTGTTCTTCCGTGATACCAAGCTGTGCAAAAGCCTCATTATTGTTTTCTACGGCATTAGCCATAGTTTTCATCGATGCCTTAAGGGTTTCCATCGATGTACCGCTGTGTTGCATAACAGCATCCCACTCTTGGTATGCCTCGGCACTTATACCCATTTTCTGGCTCATCTTATCGATGTTGTCGCCGTATGATGCAAGGTCGGTAACCCCATCCACAAGCGCACCGCTTAACGCCGTTACGCCCGTAGTAACTGCACCTACGGCAATCCCTATGCCACCTCCGATTTTACCCAGTACACCGCCGATTTTACTTCCTACGGATGTTGCATCAGATTCTGCGCCCTTTAACCCATCCTCGTATGGGGTTGTATCAAGTGACAATTTAGCCACTAAATCAAATATATCCATATTCTATCCTCTTAATTTTGCTTTTATGCCCTCTATTATCGCCGTGGGGGTGCGTGTTTCCACGGTAGGGTATAAAATATCATATAAGCGAATTGAAAGCCCTAAATAGCCTTTTAAAGCGTCTGTAACATAAATACGGTATGCCTCTTCACGCTGATATACTCTAATACGTGACAAGACATACCGCATAAAGGGCTTTAGTTCTCGCTTGCCCCTATATTCACCATAGCAGACGAAGAAGAGGTCTCGTTCGTTTGCTCCGCCTGCGATGAAAAAAGGTCAAGCAACTCTTTGTCATTAAACAAATCAAGCAACATTTTCGGAATCTCGGCGAGCGATGGCTCGTAGGTTTCCACATCCTGCTGATTTAATATAGCAAGGATTGCAAGGATTGCTTTTTGGTGTTTTTTTAACCCCAGTTTTATCGCCTCGGCGTAATTTTTTCCACGGATAAGCCCCACAAGAATCTTGTTTTGGGCTATTTCCGATACTGGGTCTATAAGGTCTGCCATTGCATTTAATGCCTGCTCGCCTTTGATATCCGAAAGTTTCATAAATCTGCTCCTTTAAACTGTTGCCGTTGCTATGATTACGATATCGCCAGATGCACTTGCTACCGTTACCGTGCCTGCGCTGTATGCTGTATCGGTGATATCCTCACCGCCCATCATAACGATAACGTTTCCGATGGTATATCCGCTTTCTGCGGTAAGTGTT